ACAAGGAGACCCACGTTCAAGAACTTAATCTCGACCGGAGTTGAAGTTTCGTCTTTAAGATTCATAGTTACGGAAGTACTATTCACATTAGCGTAAGCTGAATGGTAATAGGCCTTTCCGACACTCATCTTTAAACCGATTCGTTCGCCTAGTTCAGTGTGGAGATTCCACTCATCCTTAGACCCTATGTAGAGCATATCGTCCCCGTTGACCAAGACCGAACCGAGCAAGTTCTTCAGTGGAGCCCATTCATGGGTTCGCTGTCGAACAGTAAGGTAGAGGCCAAGGTTGGCTAGGCAGAGGACTGGGAAAGAGAGGACAGACCCCATTAATTGGCCGTTCTTTTGCAGAACGTCTGGAAGGGTGACACCAGCAACCTTTGGGTAGGAAACAAGGTGAGGAGCTAAAACGCTCAACATCATGTTATACAACCCCGGATTTTCAAGGTATAGATTACCGAGAAGCTCCTTCATGATTGCCGAAGATAGACTCGCGCTGAGTCCATCTGTCGCCGCAGAGTAGTCAATTGACAACCACTCTAATACCGTACTGTCAGTAAAGACATTGGTATTCTTCCTGATCTCGATCAGATCCGCCGGATTAAGGGGTGCTCCGATTAAACGGAAGCAGTCCATTTTCCTCATAGCACCGTGGAGAACGAGTTGAACTCGCTTCGCAAGGTAGTACGGAAGGGATTCACCCTTTGAGATGGTTCGAACCTTAAATGGCTCCAGAACCGCCTCGACTTTTGCATGAAGGGCCTTCGGCCCACTAGCAAATTCCTGTACCTTAGAAGTCAGAATCTCCTCAAGATCCTGAAGTTCTCCCACACGTCCCGAAACTATTTTCAACGGGTTGAAAATCACTCTCTCACTTGTCCTTGTGAGTTTGTGTGTTTCGGACATTCCAAAAAGACCTTCCCGTTCGCGAAGACCGTCGACCCCGACGAGCCACCTCAGATGTCCTGCCTGACCTCCTGTCTTTCGACTGGATTCATAGCTGGCCGATTCACTACCTTTGTGAATCTCCCGCCCAGGGTTTCGGAAGAAACCAATGAGTTCTTGTTGAAGTACTTTACGGAGTTTTCGTAGGATTGGGGCCAGGTTCTCCAAAACCTCGTTTAGGAGCCCTTCATCCTCTTCGCACCCTTCCCGCAAGGGATCGGCCATTTCCATTTGGCTTCTGTGCTTCTGGAAGTTCGAAAGAACAATCTCCGGAGACACAGGTTCAGCAGCTCTCTTGCTTTGCAGAAAAGAGTACCACAAGTGGGTATTCTTCTTCGAAAAACAATTGAGCCGCTGACGTGCCCATCGCCAAAACCGTCCACGGTAGTGGAACGGTTC